TCTTGTGACCGCATTATATATAAGCACAATACAAAATCCTAAAAAGACAAAAAAAGGTTTCGGATATCTTATCATCCATCCTGCAAGTACAACTCTATAGAAATTCCAGTATGGAGTTTTTATTTGTTTGTAAGACTTCTGGGGGAAGATTTTTTTCACTGGGAAATTTTTTTATGAGTGTGAGATAGAGGTCTCGTTTTGTCACCTCTGTAGGTTAGGGACTTATCGATTTTTATATACGCATCGCCGCCACAACGCCATCAACAACCGCCATAAAACACTGTCGTTTCACTGTCTATTACGAAGGTATAATCGTGCCCTCCAGAGTCATCCAGAGGGCACACAGTTACTAACTACAGTGCCGCATAGTACTCAGCAACATCATCAATATTCTCCTGTTCAATATCGGCAACTAGTGTATCCAGAATACTCAAGATTTCGGTGCCACTGTTACCTTGTGCCAACAGAGAAAGAATCACAGACTTAGACATAATAACAAAGAAAGAGAGAGTTTGTGTGTGAATGGTGAGTGTCTTTATAGAGGCGCATCTCATTCCTCTTGACTGATGCTTACTCTACACCTTCGAAGATGTACTTATCCATGAAACTTTCGATTGGACCAGATGAATAAAGATTGACAAATTGAGTAACAGCAAGAGTCAGATTAAGTTGATGATCTTCCTCATCAATATCGTCGCATTCTTTACTCACAAAGTCCTGATAATACTTCGAACGCATACCAATCCGCACAAGATCGCGGAGCATACTCATCTCTTCATTGTCGAGTTTGATGGTATACTTGGTCGAGGTTTTCATGAAGAAGAGTGTTAGTTTGTGTGCTGGGAGGAGTATATTTAATGACCCCTACTCCCGTTGGGTCAAAGTGTTACTTAGAAGTCGAACACGTCAGAGTTAATCTGAACCACGTTTACCTTAGGATCGTTATACCTAACTCCATCACCTGTTTTTGCATCTTTAGGAAGACTATTTACAAACTCTTCATAACCACCACACTCTTGTGCATGGTGATACAAACCCTCATCATTTTGAATCCAAAGAGCAACATTCCAGGTCTCATAGTTGTTCCACCCATTGTAAGAGATGTCAAGGGCATTGAGTTGATAGGTTGCGTTTGTCATTTGAGGTTGTTTGATTGTGAGTGTTAGTTTGTTAATAATGTTAATGTTTAGATATTATCTTCAAAAACTTCTTCCACTTCATTAACTTCTTCATCTGTCAACTTGCGGAAGTTACATTGATCAATTACCCAATCAAGTGCTTGATCAAAATCACATTGAGTCTCCCCTACAAATTGCGGGAAAGATTGCATTACCTGAGAGAATTGAGTCATTTTGTTTTGGGAAAGTTGGTTTGAGTTAGTGGTCATACTATAGGGACACTTTGAAGGCCCCAGAGTTACTAACAGGTTTGATATAAGAGGTTTATAAACACTATAAATCGACTCCTAAGTAATAGAATTAAAAATCAATTCTATCAGGAATCGTCCCTGTTTTTGTTATTCTTAATTGTGCTATATTTGAATATACTTTTTGTTCGGCAACTCTGGAAACCTTGCGTTAAACCACTTCTGCCTGAAATGTATTCAAATAGAATGTATCAGTTAATGATTCTTAAGTGCTCAAAAGAAGCAGGGAATTCTTTATATCCACTCTTAAAGACTTATACTCACCGGGTATACCGTCTGTTGATGCTTTATGGGAAAGAATTATACTTCAGATTGAAACAGTTAATAACTCTTAAATCTGATATGTTTATTTATAAAGTATACATCTGTGGAAAAAGAGTTTTCCACAGTTAATCTCATAGGGTCATACTCTTAAGGTTGTGGAAAACTTTTTTTCCACAGATTACCAACGGACAGGTACATCGAGATCTTCTACATATGCAGAAACTTTCTCATTGGGTTCCAGATCAAAAATCTTCTCCCATTCCATATTGTGTGGGTCAAAATCATTCAAAACATCAAGTTCTAATGTTACACGATAACGTTGTCTTTGACTCTGAAGATAAGAAACAGACATGAGAATTGAGACCTCCATTTGTGTATAAGTTCATTCTAGACTATTCTGAGGGGGTTGTCAAGAATGTTGAGAGTATTTATGAACCTTTGTGTGTGGATTTTGATATTTCCGGGGGTTGACAATTGGGGAAAATTCTGATAGATTGACGCCAAAGATAACAAGAACTTTGAGCATTTATAAGGTCTTTATTACCACTATAATATCACTATTGATTCTCAATTGCACCACCTTATTGAGAATGAAAGAAAATACCTTATTTACCATTTAATAGTATAAATACATACAACACAAATATATTTTTTACAAAACTTAAATGGCATATATCTATTCAATTACCAACCTACAAAATAACAAACTCTATGTGGGAAAAACATCACAATCTAATCCATATGATAGGTGGAAACAACATCTACAACTAGCAAGAAATAAAGATAACATATCAGAAGACAATTCAGTACACTCTATGCCAATTGTTCGTGCCATTAGTAAGTACGGAGCAGACAACTTTAAGTTTAGAGTATTAGAGGAATGCACCGAAGAGAGTGTAAATGAAAGAGAGAAACATTATATTGAAAAGTATAACACTGCTGATGGTGTTGGGTATAACTGTACTTATGGTGGTGAAGGTATATCTAAACCAAAAAAGTATTGGTCAAACCATCCACAATCTAAACCAGTGAGTTGTTATACATTAGAGGGTGAATGGATTAAAGACTATGAGACTGTAGGATTAGCAGCAGATGATAAAGGAAATGGTAAAGGAAAATCATCTATTAACTTTTGTATTAAAGGTAAAACATTTCAGGCATTTGGATATAGATGGTCACTAAAGGATGAACCTCTTAAAATAATAGAAAAGAGAGTGAATGTTCGTGGTGTTGTATATGGTATCAATCCAACATTAGGAAGAAAAAAGATGTGGAAATCACAAGCAGATGCAGCAGAAGAAATAACCGGAGATCGTAAAAATAACAATGGTATTTTTCATTCATTACAAAGTCCAAATAATAACAAATACCAAGTAAAAGATTGGTATTTGTTTAAGTCAAAACCAAGGAATTGGAAACCAGCAATAAAAGGAATGACAAGTGAAAGTGCAAAGAAAGTTGCCAAGATAAGTGCTGAAAAAAGAAAGAAACCCATATATGGTATAAGTATCACAACGGGAGAAAGAATAGAGTTTAATAGTATAAGTGAGGCATCATTCTTTATCAAAGGTGAAAGAAATTATTCTGCTGTTGGTTCAATATCAAATAACATTCAAAACATCGAAAATGGAAAAACTTGGTGTTATTCTTTTGGTTATAAGTGGTATTACACAAAAAAATGAGAGAAAGGAACTCCTTCCTCTCTCTCATAGTTAACCTTTTCCTTCACCACTATTTGAGAATTATTCATACTTTACAGAATCACTTTTTTAACCAAGAGGCAAATTCCTTCCTCTCTCTAAATGTTACTTACTCTAAAAGGCACCCAGTGATAAGAATGTCGAAGGAATCATCTTCTCTGCAACTCTCTTACCATTCACCAGAAAGTTATATCGTAACTGACCTTTGACTGTTTTAGATACCTTACAGGTGAGAACTATTTCACCAGTTTTGAATGAAGGTTCTTTATCATTCCAGATAGGAAAGTAATGATTACAAACTCCATCAAGTCTATAATCAACAACTCCATTACGTTGTTGATAGTTTTCGAGTGCTAGTGTCTCGGTGAGTTTGATAGAATCGAAAAGGTCGTTGATGTTCATTTTGGTTTGGAAAGGAAAGGTGTTCATACTATTTTGAAGTCCCCCAGAGTTAGTGTAACTTTCCTATAGGAAAGTTCTTACATACGGCATCACACAAAATGCTAACTAGGTCTGAATTGTTTGTGATACCAAACTCCTTAAAGTGGTCTTCAACAATATATGTAATATCTTGCATTAGTTCTTCCCTAGCAGTGAGCAAATCGAGTTTGTTGAGTGTCATTTTGGTTGAAGAAGGAGTGGTGCTTACACTATAGGGACACTTTACACGTCCCCCCTTTATATTATCAACAAACAAGATTCGGAACAAATAACCAGATATATTCACCATCTTCGGGTTCAATTCCACCAACAACAAATTCAGAATGAATTGCATCGGCACTAGCATAATCATCTCTACGAATCAGACACTCAAGACGATTCGTAAATGTTCCAATCAACTCATCAATGCAGTTCTGTCTGTTCATTTTGAAAGTTTCAGTAGGAGTGATTTAAGTGCTTGTTTGCGAGCAACAATTTGCCCCTTACACATACCCTTGGTTCGTTTACTCTTTCCAGAGTTATGTTTCCAGTTTGGAGTGTTCATTGTGAGAGAAAGAGATTGTGGATTTTAGCACGAATTGCATAAACATCTTCAGACTCATAATCATCATTATCCAGAGCATTTCCGATGAAATTGTAAATCATGTCCCATTCGGTTTCTGTGAAGAATTCCTGAACTGTTTGTGTGGTGAGTGTCATTTTGTTTGAAGAAGGAGTAGTGCTCATACTATAGGGACACTTTGAAGGCCCCCCCCAGAGATTATTAAAGTCCGTTGATAAAGTCAGCAACTGCATCGTTATATTCGATTTCAGTCTCAAAGATGCGACCGTGAATGTTTCTTGGATAGGTTACATTCAATTCACCAACAGCAGCAACATTGCGGCAGTCTTGTTCATCATAACCCATTTCAATTAAGTTTTGAACGTAAGGATTGTAGTGTGTCATTTTGTTTGTTTGAAGAAGGTTTGGAAAAAGTTAATTAACAGAATAACATGCAACGGAAGATGGAACTCCTCCCAATGCGAGTGAACTATTGCGATCATCAGCATAATCATATGCCTCATCCTCAGAATAGAAAGGACCGATATACTCTGGAGAATCGAGTGCCCCAGATGTGAAAGTAACGAAGAATTCAGTCATTTTGGTTTGAGAAGGAGTAGTGCTCATACTATAGGGACACTTTGAAGGCCCCCAGAGTTGTTATAACTCACTTAAAACTTACATTGACTCCCACAACTTTTGCAGTTGGGTTTCTTGCCAGTGCAGTTTCTCGGGCATCTTTTTGATTGTTTGCCTGCACTTGTTCCTTAAACACTTTACCCCCAACATAAAGATCAACGATGAATTTCATGAGAAAACCTTTGGTAAACCAGCAACAATTAAGAAAGATAAGAGAGCAACAATATCCCAACACTTATGGCGAATCATATAAGGAATGGCAAGAGAATTGCCCACCAGATATAATCGGCAACCTAAAGTTGTGTCATGATACATTGTAATGATGTAGGCAAAACAGATAATAAAACTGGAAAGAATACGGGCACGATTTTCAATCATCGGCGGTAAAGATATGCTCCAGACCAATCGGCATTCGCAAATAACCATTCCCTATGTGATATAATACAGAGATTATATCTTTCACCTTTGGCAGGTGATTTCCACGATGCGGATTTTAGAACCGAACCAGTTTGCTTATCAATGAAGCAGTGAACACTGCGATTCCCACCGCCATCAACATAAACGACCTTATGATACTTTTTACCAGTCACTATCTGATAATCAATGTCACACTTACCAGACTTGAGTTCATCAATCTTTTGTTGATGATAACCAGGAGTGGCATCAAAACGATTCAGAGAATGTTGATGACCACGAATAGAATACTCGCGGTAGTTATCTTTGAGAGACTCAATCAGCAGCAGAGTATTCTTAAGAACCGAATCTGCGATGGTTTGTTGTGCCCGTGCCTGAATGGTAAGTGTCATAATCAGTTAGAAGGTTCGGTGATCCAAATAGCACGGTCAGTTCCCATAGTGAACTGATTATCCCAGATAAAGTGACAGGATTCTTGCCGAGTCCAGTGAAACTTTTCAACGAAAAAGTCTACTGCCTCAGTCATACAAACAAAGCGGTGAGTTTGTCTCATTTTAGAGATTTGAGAAGGAGTGGTGTTCATACTATAGGGACACTTTGAAGGCCCCCAGAGTTACTAACTCCAAGATTTCTCCAGAGTGAAGTTGAGTCTGCTAAACTCTGTGCGATTCACAACTTTGTGTGAACCAAACTTATTAGTAATCACATAACCTTCGTGCTCACTACTGCGACCATCAATCTCACAGGAAATGTTTCTGTCGGCACGAATGTAGAAGAACAAATCCATCTTTATGCTCTCCACAAGTTTCCACAACCGAATCAGGTTTTTGTCACAATTACACTTCTCGGCAATCTCATACTCACACACTTTACGATTCTCACGAATACAAAGGTTAATCTCTTTCTTGATTTTGACTGCTTCTTTTTCAGACACAAATTCACACAAAGTGCTCATCTGGCGGGCAAAGTTACAGAAGTCAAGAATATCCTCACGATCCGCAGTCAGAGACACTCTAGGACGCACCCATAAGACTGTAGAACAGGCACGAACTTTCGCACCGAAGGATGCACTACAATCACGAAGATTGTTCCCAGAATAGGTTGTATGAGGGGCAAAGATAATCGGTTTGGTGATTACTTTTGAAAACTTGTAGGTGATAGTATTGGGGCAATATGTGTCAGAACCACCATAACCAATAAAGTCTCCCTGAATAATACCAGAGATGCGTGGTAGATTGTGAAAGCAAGCAATCAGAATCTCTGAGACACGAACATTATTACCGTGATTACGAAGAATATCTTCTACGGAATAGTTGATTTTAATCTTGACTTTATTGAAGACACTTTTGGTGCCCACGAAGAACTTACCATTCTCTGGATTTGTACCAAAAACTATTGCAGGAGCACCATCAATTTTGACGGTAATCTTTGATTTTGCAGTGAACCAATTCAGCACAGATAAGTCACCTGTGAGAATCTCATCTTCTGGGTGTTCTAGGTGTGTGTTCTTCATACTATAGGGACACTTTGAAGGCCCCCAGAGTTACTTATATGACCTGGTTCCCAAATCATAGATTCAGGATTTTTAATCTCATTGTTCTTCCAAATGCCATAAAAGTCTTTTTTAATGGCATCATACCCAAACTCTTCGTTAATGTTTTGACCTGCAATTTTTGCAAGTTTGCAGAACCCTGGAGCATGTCCAGAGGAGAGATTAAATTTACCTGTGGCATTAGCATATGCCCACCAACTACGCATTTCTGTACGATCGGTAGTTGGATAAGAAATTTCATTGCGAATAAACTCTTCAATTAGTTCAACAGAATAAAGCATTTAATTCAATAGCGAGTTTGCACTATAGGGACACTTTGAAGGCCCCCAGAGTTACTAATAAACCGCAATAAGTTCGTTTGCTTTATTTCTACTACTACCTTTTGCTGAAATAGTTCTTGTCACTTGAATATGATAAATGGTAGCATTTTTGTAGAGTTCTCTAGTTACATCCATATCATGATTTGAAACAATCACTTTAATGCCCCTAGATGCAAGACACTCTGCAAGTTTTGCTAATTCTTTTTGTTGATCGTGAGTGAAACCATCTGTTGCATAACTTGTGAAGTTTGCTGTATTTGATGCAGGAACATATGGTGGGTCAAAATAAACAGTATCACCTGTTTCTAAGTTTTCATACAGTGATGAATCTTCAAAAGAGAGTGAAGTAAATCTAACCGATTGTTTGAATAAAAAATATGAACGAAAGTTCATCATTTCTTCTGATGGACAAGTTGGTTTGTCATACTTACCAAAGGGAACATTAAATTCACCTTTGCTATTATATCTGGATAATCCGTTGAAACAGTGTCGATTCAAATATATGAACAGTCGTGCTCTCTCTGTTCTGTCTGTTGCCCGATTGAAGTGCTCTCTCAACTCCAGATATGCCTCTCTGGTGTTATTCTCTGGTGTGAACAGTTCCTCACAATACTGAATAAAACTATCATCATTTGGATTCATCAAATTTTGATAGATTGATACTAAATCTTTATTTACATCGTTGAGAATGTATTGCTGTGCTGATGTATTCAGAGAAACTGCAAGACTACCGCCAAACGGTTCACAATAACGCTTAGGATTGCCAATATGAGGAATAAGATGGGGCAGAACCCTATATTTGTTTCCTGCCCATTTAAGAAATGGTTTATTCATTTGGTTGGATCTTTTAATCCGTATTTGTCAAGAGTTTCTTCGGTAATAGACTGACTTTTTGCAGTTGTAGAAAGAGAAGTATAACCTTTAACAATTCTTCTGGCAATCAATACATCAGTTTGGGAACCCGAAATACCTTCATACCAAATTTTAGGTTTTGATTTAGACATTTCAGTTGAGACATACTTTAGAACTTTTTCTTTTCTACCATTTAACTCACCACTTGCATCATCTAGAAACTTGAGCAGTGCGGAAATTCCATAGAGAATATCACCACGAATAGAATTAGATGCCCAACCATTATTAATATCTTTTGCGAAAGTAACTGCTTTCATGACAATAGACAGTTCATATTTTTTTACTGCTTGTCTCCATTGATATTCGCCATTCAACTCATGACCATCAATATCACCAAGACTATCAACATAGAGACCACATGCAGAAAGGTTATTATTGTACTCAATTGCTTCTTGCAATCCAAATACATATCCTGCTCTCATTTTGTCGGTGTAATTTGGATTCTTACGTTTTGCATTTAGAGCATAAAAAATTTCTGCTTCAATCTTTTCACACTCAAAATTAGATTTGTTCTTAGAGTGTTCAAGAACCATACATGGAACTTTATCAACACAACCACTCCAAAGTGCCATAACTGCTTTATGTTGACCATCAATAATAACGTAAGTTCCATCTGGACGAGAGGCAACAATTAGAGGCACAAAAAACCATTTGTTGAACTGTCCATAAGTGTTAATGTCACTACAAGAAAGATCTCTTTGGTAAGATTCCGGAACTATTAAGAGATGTGCTTCTAGTTCTTTATAAATTAAAAATTCGTTAGTGCTACCAGAACGAAATTTTTTTGCTTTTGACTTAAATTTTTGTGCAATTTGCACTAAGGAAACATAATTTTTCATTTGTAACTCCAAAAAGGAAATGGATTCGTAGTTTTAAGACAAATTGCGGTCTGTGTTATTTAGTATACTATAAAATTATTTTTGTGTCAACTCCTTACCAAACTTACCACACAAATAAAATGCCATTCCTTTATCTTTAAGCGTCACATTTGCAAAAGAAAGTGGTACATATCTTCCGTTAGTTTTAGATGCTTTTGTACGAATCTGAAGCAATCCGTTAGGTCCAGTAATAGTAGAAAGTTGTCTGCCAGCACTAAAAAGTGTGCGGATGCTGTCACAAATGAACTCATAATCCTCGCGCAGTTCTTGATAGTGTTCGGGATGAGTTTCGTTATTTAGAATACTTGTACTCACATAGTCATTGGAGCGGGTGAAACCAATATAAACAGTTTGTTTCAGTTTCTCTCCAACTTTACTGTTTTCAAATGATACTTTTTCCTCAATGATTTCTAATAAACAATGCTTCAACTGTGTGACAGCAACAGACTCACCAAGAGTAAAAGACTTAAGTTCACCATCTTCCAAATCTTTCAAGTCGGAAGAGTTAGGAACTCCTAAAACAGTTTCTAACAACTGCCCACGAGATCCTTTGTTTTTTCCTGGTTTTTCAAATGAACTAAAGTCAGTGTTCATTAGTTTTGCGTATACTTGAAGAACTGTAAGTTTCATAAAAAAATTGCTTCACACTATAAGGACACTTTGAAGGCCCCCATGATTCTTATAGAGCAATCTCTGCAAGACTCTTACCTTTTTTGTGGTCACTGATATACTTTCGTGCCGAACTTTCGGTCCTACAAAGTTTCTCAAGTTGCTGTCCATTGTGTAGAATAATGTATCCAGAGTTTCCATATGGAACAGCAGCATATTCTCCCTTGTTGATTAGAAATCCTTTAGTCATTTGTGTTACTTTCCAAAAAATCGGTGTTTTCGTTTGTGGTGAATGACCTTTCATACCCTCAGGGTAGAATCATCAAAAAATCAGGTTTTTTATTCAGTGGTGAACTAGGGTCTCATTGGGTCTCAACTGCGAACCACTGAATCTAACATATCACCTTTAGAAAAAACAGTATCAAGGCAAACCTCAATTTTTTTGGCAGTGCTGATACCAACCTTATCAAACACAGGAGTAACAACAAGACCAAACTTC